CATTACAGAATTGGTTTCTTGCACCGTTGCATTTGAAACTCGCAAACTTAACGCAACAGATTCAGTAATCATCCCAATATCTTTTTGAGATGTACCGAAGTCGCGTAAGTTATTTGTTAGACGTGCATATAAAACACCAATTGCACCAATATCAGATTGCGATTCACGAGCAATTCTAACTACTGATGTATAAGCGATATTGTATTTTTCTAGGGATTTTGTAGCTAATTGAAGTTGAGCATCAAATTTCTTATACTCATCGGCTGTTTTTAATATGGTAGCCACACCGAAAGCACCAGCAAGTCCGCTAAATGCGTTTTTAGCCATTGTAACGGACTTGTCGATGTTCCGCATCGCGGTATCAACACTTTTATTTGCCTTATTCATGTCTGCTTGCAGACGCGCTATATCAGCAAATAATTTAATCTCAATTGAACCAGCAGTAAGAGCCATAATGAACCTCTAGCGTAAAATACCTTTAATATGTTGAGCCAGCTTAGACTGGTCTTGCTCAACTACTTTGCCTGGCGGTGGACAGTCTATCTTGCTAGATAAATGCACTTGTTCAACATATACCGCAGAGGCTTTCCTTATTATACTTAATTCCCAAGGCTTTAGGGTAAATCCATTTTGCTCTTGCCACGATGCTAACTCTTGCCAACTGAATGGTGCTTGCCCCATTCCTGTGTTCATGCAAGCACCAGCACTCATTAAGTAGTCAAATAAATATCTACAAGTTAAATCTGGCCACATTATTTCTGCACCAGATTCTTCGTATTGCTCTATTCTACTTACTTCCTGCTTATCAGGTATCGTGTATAGCCATACATAATACCTGACAAATGTTATTACTTCGTTGGCAAGCTCGGCATAAAATTTTCAGTTTCATTCAGGAACTTTTCTACCTGCTCAGTAATGTAGTTAAGTTTTGGATTGCTATATAAAGCAAATGCACCGCCATCAATCGGGAAATTATCAATTGATGCTGTAACTGCTGCATAAAACTCAGCTTGCAACTGACGTGTTTCTTCTGCTGCATTTTTAGATGCTTTGCCGCGTAGCATAGCAATAGAACGTGTTTGAACTGCATTATCTAACTTGTATTTAGCATTAACGAATTCTTTAGAGCCTGGGCCATAAACATTAATTAATACTTTCTTACCATTAAACAACAAGTCCTCACCTTTTGGGTTGAGAACGGTTAAACTTGCCGTATCTATTGTTTCAAACTGCGACAAATCAAAGTCTTTAGACATAATACTCTCCGTAAAAAAAACTCCGTAAAAAGATGAGGCGCGTGACGGAGGAACACGGTTTGTCAGCTAATGCTCTAGCCTCAAAAACTATTAAGCAGCTAATACTTCAACAATACCAACACCTGCTGCGTTTGTAGTGATAGACAAACTTACAGATGCCATTTTCATTGTATCAACACCACCAGTTGCTTTTTTCAATGACAATGTTTTTGCTTGGAAGTAATCAGTATCACCACCTGGGTAAGATACTTTGAAGCTGAAATCACTGTCTGAAAGCAAAGCTGTTTTCAACACAATCATACCAGCGTCATCAGAATCATAGCCAATTGATAGGGTTTTAGTACCCTCATTGAATGAGCCTTTATATTTGCGTGTACCACGAGTGTCGATAGGATTGAAAGTAACTTCTGCATATTCACGACCATGTTCACCACCATCATCAATATTGCCGATTACTGTCCATGTTAGAGCAGCATAACCAGTTGAATCAAAAGTCGCTGGTTGGGCTGCACTGATACTAATTGCGGTTCCTGCTACGGTTCCAAGTGCCATAATAATACTCCTTAAAAATTAAATTAATTGCTGTGAACAATACGGAAATCAATGGTGGAGTAGAATATACCTGCTTCATCATCTCTAAAATCCGCATTAACCACGTCTTTTATTACACTATCAGTTTTGACCCCATTAAACGTACCTTGCTTATGGTTACAAGCTGCTACTACTAATGCAGCGATTTCCTTAACTTGAGGATAAGTTTTCGCTGCAATAGTAACTTGAACTCTGCTTCTATATATCTCAGAAGTTAAACCGATAGCAGTTTGTTCTGTGCTAGATACTAACATATATGCTATAGCTGGCAAAGTTGTTCCTAGTGGGATTAAACTAGGAAAAATTCTTACTTTAGGTACTTGCACCAATAATGGAGCATCTGTTGAAAGTAAATTATATATGACTTTTTCTGCTGACATCAATCACTTCCTTCAGAGGCTACATTATTAATGCCTTCTTTAGTTAATCTTTCACGAATCTTATTTGTTACTGCAATAATTGCATCTCCGCTTTTACTATCTAAAGCAGGGCGCATATAAGGCTTTGCAATTGCTCCTGGGTGAGATACTTGTGGAGTTTGTATGGATTTGCCATCTTTCGCCATAAACCGCAACATTCCACCGTTTTTACCCTTGATAATATGAGCAGCCGTTCCAAACTCAACAAAGCGGTAGTACCAAGCCTTTTTATCTCCAGCCTTGGCATAGGCCTCAACTCTGTTTTTTTTCGCGTTACTGCCTGTTCTTATGCTTCGTTTTAAGTCACCATCCATTACAGAAACATTTTTCTTGGCTTCATTGGCAATAACTCTTGCTCCAGCTCTTAAAGCTGCTCGCATAATATTCTTTTCAATCTTAACTGGCAATGATTGAAGGAATTGGCCTAATTCTTTACCGCCACGAATGTTAATTGTATCATCCATTTTGAGAGTAATCCTCAGCAGTAAATTCCATTGCTTCTTTTCTACCAATTTCAGCAGGTTTAGTAACTATCTGCAAAATTCTATTATCTCTATCAAGCATAACAATTCGCATTGTTGCATCTATTCCATTGTCATACCTAACTAATACTTTGCATGGCTGCTTAAGTAATCTTAAGTCGCTATTAGTAGATTCTTGCATACGAGTAGTAATGTCCTGGACATTTGCCCAACACTCCTTATATGTATCCCATGATATAACTTCAGAACCATAGTTTGCATCTTTGGTTACTGTTTTTTTCTCTATGCGAATATATCTATCTAATTTTCCAACTTGCATTATACGCCCAATCCTAATCTATATGATTGTAATAAGTTATACACGCCCATTGGTAATGAGTTAAATGATACTCTTGAACTACCTAACATATCCTCTTGGCGATTTTCATACAAGCTACCAATCAACAATAGCATTGCTGATTTTATTGGATTAGGTAGAGGCAATAGATTTGTGCCTACTGTTTTTGTGTATCCAGCCACATATTCAATAATAACTGCCGTTTCACGAGTTATTGTGCTTGGCCATGATTTATTTACTTCTAAATAAATAACAGAATCAAAATAATCAACATAATAAACAGAGCTATTTAATGTTTGAAGCACATTTGATGTATCGTAATATTTTACTGACACTACAGACTGCACTGGAGCCAATGGCAACTCAATAGCATTTTCAAACTGACTTAATGACATTGTAACTGTTTGAGTTGCTAAGGCTCTGCGAATATACTGCTCACACCATTCCCTTGCAGATGATATTAGCAATGTAATATCGGAATCATCAGGATGAGCTAGTGGGTACCCAAATGGCTCTATTCTAAGATGGCTTCTTGCTTCAGATAGAGTAATCGGCTCTGAAGTTACTTGAGTTGTTATTTTATATTTCATATCAATCATCCATTTTAAAATCTAAACATCATTATTAGATACTATTATATTCTTTAATTCATTAACTTCTGCTTTTAGTTCTTTGATTGCTTCTATTAACACAGGTACTAATCTAGCATAATCTACTGTTTTATATTCTTCACCTGATTTTGAACTAATAGCGCCTGTTTCTTCGTTATGAAGCATATCAAATGGCGCAATAGAAACAATTTCTGGAAATAATGCTTCCACCTCTTGTGCGCTTACACCAAGCTGGACTTCTTCGTTTTCATATCCAACTGATTTGGCTACCTCATTGTTAATATACCTAAAGCCATTTAGTTTGCAAACAGAATCAAGTGCATTTTTAACATTTCCTAGATTAGTTTTTAACCGTTCATCAGAGTAATAAGCAGTTACATTTCCAGTAGCATATAAAGCTCCGTTTGCTTGAAACGATGAACTATTATAAGTTTGAACTAATCCTGCACCTACTGAATAAATGCCAACGGCATAAGTTGTGCTGTACCAACCAGCAGAACCAGTTGAACGCCACCAGCCATCTGAACCATTTTGTTGAGCATTAGTGGTATTATAATTTCCATTACAAGTTGTAGCCGTTGTAGCCGTTGCCGCATTGCCTGAGCATGAGGCAGATGCACCTGACACACTTATAGGCCATGTGCCTGTTGGTGTTCCGCCTAACGTAAGGTTGCCCGATGTAGTGACGGTACCAGTTAATGTTAATCCACCATAAGAACCTGTTCCGCCAACGCTTGTAACTGTTCCGTTACCTGTTCCCCTGGCGTTTATTTGACCTTGAATTTTACCAAGACCTGCAAGCAAAGTGTCTGTTGCGGCAAGGGCTGTGTTTGTGCCAACGGTATAACCTGTAATCGCAGATGCAAGGGCAATGTAATTGCTTGGGTTGGTTGCGTTATATGGCGTAAAGCCTAAAGCCGCTTGCTTGCCGTTAAATGTTGTCCAATCAGCCGCGCTTAATGCACCGCGATTTGTTGCTGATGCGGTTGGAACTTGCAATGTAATAACAGGTGTTGTTGTACCATTTGCAACAGTTGATGATAAATCTGTGCCTGTTGTACCAAGTGTTAAGGCTGCTACAGATGTTACCGTTCCAT